AGTTGCACTAGTTGCAGAAGGTCCGTTATCAAACGAAGTAACTGCTGTGCTAATTGTTGATGCAGCTGCACTACCACTAACGTAACCTACAGCATCGAAGAATCTAGAAGCAATACTGAGAGGTGACTTCTTATTATTTACATCATCTAGTTCTGAATGAGGAGCGTACGCAACGAGAGTTTCAAACTCTTGGATCATTTTATCTACAATCGCTCTAGTAGGAATCTTAATTATTCTTTTTAGTTCATTCAAGTATTGCTCATGTTCATAGTTTGATACTGGATATATTGATTCTCCCTCAGTTTTTGTAGTTCCATCTGGTAAAACTGCTCTAAATGTTGAGTTTACTGTGATTCCCTCTTTTATAAACACTATTCCATTATATAAAATCTCGTTTGTTTCGTAATGATGAACAGTTTCTGGATCACCATACTTTTCAACAACATATCTTTGTAAATCTGATTCATTCTTTGGCCACTGCTCATATACATCGGTGATATTATTAGTGAGAAGCACAACCCAATCTAAAAATGGATCTCCCAATGCTTCATTAGCAATCACTGCAGGAGTTTGATCATCTCGTATTGAATATGATTCAAAAAAGGTAATAAACTTATCTAAGTCTTCCCTTACTTTAATTCTACGGGATATATTTTTTGCCAAGCGATACTTGAACGGTTCATCGTTCTTTACACCTTCGCCAACATATACATTTGGTAGAAAATCGAAATACGCCATTAGAAACCACTCCTAGCATCTGCTTGATTGAGGAGACGAACCTCAGTAAAATTCAATTGCATAATGACAGCAGGAACTTGAATCATATTCCCGTCAATTCTTTTTAGAGAAGTATACTGACCATCTGGTGTGTAGTCAACAGAAAAACCAGAGCAAACACATGCATTCATCTTGTAATGTAAAGTTAAACTTTGATCAACACTTGATGGGTTTGCATATGGTATACCTTGTGTAACACTATCAAATTCACCTGATTTTGGATTCATTCTCATGAATGCTAGTTCATACTGATCAGGGACACCAAAAAATCTATTATTACCTAAAGTATTATCACCTAAAAAATCACTAATTCCTTGTGCACCTGACACATTATCATCATCACCCTCATCTTCTGTAGAAAACAAACTCATGATTCCTTCACTAATCTCTTGATCAACACCACTTACTTTAGGATGAGCACCAATTTTTATGTATTGTATAATTTTTTTAATTTCTCTCGCTTCTTTAACATTTCTTGCAAACATCTTAAAAGAAAATGAATGAGTCCTAAAGTTCATTTGCTTGAATATTTGCTCCATGTATGGATTAAACACTCTTCCAGAAGTTAAACCCTCTAAAGAATTAGCATCAAGATTACTACTAACACCTAGAAAATTAGATATGGCATTAGCACCTTGAACGATTGCATTAGCAGCAAATTCAGGAAATACAGATCCTGCAGCGTCTCTAAGTGATCCTGCTAATGCATTAAATTTATCAGCTCCTCCTGAACCTAACGCAGCAATAGCAGCAGAACCTCCAACACCTAAATTTACTTGATTGTATTGCGGTGTATACTGAGTGCTTACACCATTAGGAATGGCAAGATAGCACATTGTTTTATGATGATCAGTCTGTGCTGTATTCCTAGGGAAATTATTTCCTCCATAATATGTCTTTGTACCATCATTAAATACAGTTTTCTTCCTACGAATCCTTAGATAATCAATTCTACCTGTAAGACTGTCAACAGAATCTCCATTAAAATCCTGATCCATTACAGGAGGTTGTAGCGGATAACGGAGGGTAGAAGCCCCATAGTCATTATTATCGATAAATTGTGACAAGTTTCTTACTAAATACTAACATGGTCTCTATGTATTTATGAGGTATCAAGGAAAATATCGACCAAACTTTCCAAGAAAGTATAAAGGTGACCCCAATAACGTTATTTATAGATCGTCTTGGGAGTATAAGTTCATGAAATGGTGCGATATTACCTCCACGGTTCAAGAATGGGGTAGTGAAGAGATTATTATTCCCTATATCTCCCCTGTTGATGGTAAAAGACACAGATATTTTCCAGATTTCTATGTAAAGATAGAAGGTAGAAGGTATTTGGTTGAAGTTAAACCATTGAAACAAACAAAAGAACCTAAAACTCAGAAACGAATGACAAAACGTTATATTAATGAAGTTGTGACTTGGAGTGTCAATCAAGCAAAATGGAAAGCAGCATCTGAGTTCTGTAAAGATCAAAACTGGGAATTTATGTTGATCACCGAAAAGGAACTTAAAGTATAATGAACACCGAACAAGCACAGTATCCTTCATATCAAGAGTTCTTAGCGTTCTCAAAGAAAGAGGAAAATCATCCGAGTTTTACCAACTTATTCTCGGTTCATTTTGCTCCGCCTAGATTATTGACAAGTGTTCTAGGACCGACAATAGGAGGAAGTAAATCTAAAAGATTGAACCCAGCTGGGGTGGATCTTCGCACGAACTTAAATTACTATGCTAATTCGGTGAACCTTCCAAGTAAACAGATGACTTCAGGTTCATTTCTAAGTGTAGGATCATCAATCAAGTATGCAACTGGAACAGCATACAGTCAGATGAATATATCATTTATCATGCCACGCTCTCAATACATTAGATCATTTTTTGAAGAGTGGACTACAAGAATTTCTTCTGATGCAAATCAATATGTAGAATTTTACGATGATTATGTTTGTCCATCACTGACAATATGGAAATGGGAAAGAAACATGGGTGGAAAGGTAACAGAAGATGAAAGGATGAGAGCGTACCTAAAAGACTCTACACTTCCTAAGATGATCGCAAGAAAATATAGAGTCACTGCTGTATGGGAGATGAGAAATGTATTTCCATTTAATATTGGGTCAATTCAATTGAACAATGACACAGCTAGAGCGATGACGTTGACAGTCGGACTCTTATACGAACGTTATCGTATGATAGTTGAGGATGACTTCAGTGATCCTGGTCAATACAGTTACCCTCCTGATAGTAATCCATTTACAGAGAACATTCCTACCGCGTCTAGATATAATAGTGCAGTCTTCTAAAACCAAAATCGACTTTTAGTTCCCAGATAACCGCAAAAAAAATCCCGCCAAAAATTTGACCCCTAGGGTTTTTGACTAAATAACTACACTGAATTGAATTCTATGGCATTACCTAAGTTAAATGTACCAAAGTACAAAATGAAACTACCGTCTGACGGTAGAGTGGTGAATTATAGACCATTCCTTGTTAAAGAAGAAAAACTTCTACTCTTAGCAACTCAATCTGGAGAGCAAGATCAACTAATCACTGCTATTAAAGAAATCATCACTGCTTGCACCGATATTAAGGATATCGATAAACTAGCAACTTTTGATATTGAGTTTTTGTTTTTACAGATTAGAACAAAGTCTGTAGGTGAAAATGTAAAGGTCTCTTTGACCTGCCCTGATGATAATGTAACTACCGTTGAGGTAGATATTCCTCTTGATGAAATCAAAGTCAAGAAGACTAGAGGACACAAGACTGACCTCAAGATCACAGATGAAGTTACCATTACTATGGGATATCCAAGTTTGGATTCCTTTGTTAATACTAACTTTGTTGATGATGAGGGAGATATTGGTGTTGATCAAATTTTTGAAATGGCAGGAAGTTGTATCAGAACAATTTCTGATCCAGAACAAGTTTATGACTGTCAGGACGTACCTAAAAAAGAAATTCAAGACTTCTTTGAAGGTATGGACACTAAACAGTTTCAAATGATTCAAGACTTTTTTGAAACCATGCCAAAACTGACTCATACAGTCAAAGTTAAAAATCCCAACACAAATGTTGAGAGTGATATTGTTCTAGAAGGGTTAGCAAGTTTTTTCGCATAGCCCTACTGCACATGGATTTGAAGACATATTATGAAAGCAATTTTGCTTTAATTCATCACCATAAGTGGAATCTTGAATATATTGATAATCTCATGCCATGGGAAAAAGAGGTCTATTTTAATCTTTTGATTAACTTCTTAAAAGAAGAAGAAAAACGTATGAAGGAGCAAAAAGCACAAAGTGGCTAAGATACAAGTCTACAAGTTTATTAATCCAGGAGTGACATCTGTTAAAACTCCTGCGGTAGTTGCTGCAAGACAAACTATCCTTGCTCAAAATAGACTTGGTAAGACAGTAGAGGGCGTTGGAAATACAGTTATTGATGTAGATAAACTTACTAATTTACGTTTAGGATTAATTGATAAGACAGAACAAGTAGAAAGAAGAAAGAAGAGAAGAGGAAAAGATCAAGACGCTGAGGAGGTAACTGAAAAAGGACTTAGTGGTTACTTTAAAAAGAAAGGAAAAGATGCCAAAAAATTTAAACCTACCCTAAAAACTAGTAGTTTTTTTGAAAAACTATTTGGGTGGGTTGGTCCTCTTTTAAGTCCTTTCGTAGTCATAGCAACAAAAATATTCCAACTTCAGTTAATGAAGGATTTTTTAAATGCTCAACAGTACCAATTGTGGTTTGTGTTCCGTAAGTGTGATTTTGAAATAAGCCTGATAGCATAGCTTCAAACATCTTCCTTCCATCATTGTCTAAACCTCTGTTCTTTTCTTCATAAACCGCTTCTAATTCTGTATGAAATAAACGGAAGACAGGATTACGGAAACGTTCTGCTTCAATAGATAACCACTTCTCTATTTGATTGGAAGGGATATCGTTTACATAAACAG